TGTCAAGATCTGGACGGAATGGGCTACCGAAACCGTTTCCAGGGTTATCACAAAAGTAATGCCGGTATAGATCTATGAAGAAAGCAAGCAAGAAGATGATGCCTAAGAAGAAGGCTGGCAAGAAGCCCGCCAAGAAACCTTCGCCTCCTAGAGGCAAGAAAATGGGAGGCTACTAATGGTTTGGCAAAACGTGGTGGTTAACACTGGTGGTGACAAGATTTTTGACCCGCCGCTTGACGCGATTTATGTCACGGTAGCCGCCAATGGTTCGGGAGACGCAATGGATGTTTACGTCAATGATGTGGCTGTAGCAGCAATTACGGCTACGACTCTAAATGCAACAGGTTTAAAGTTGGACGGTCTCGGCCACATTACCCGGATTAACAATACTGGCGATTCGTTGCGATACATCGGTATCCGTAAGCTTCCGTCATCTACATTTGGCGCAATCAACGACACGTAACGATGGCTGCCAAGAAGCGCGACTACAAAAAGGAATACGCAGACTTCCACAGCAAGCCTGCGGCTAAGAAGAACCGCGCTGCCGCCAATCGAGCGCGGCGTGCGGTAGGTCTGAAGGTGGGCGATCCGCGAGAGGTTGACCACAAGAAGCCCATGAGCAAGGGCGGCACCAACTCCAAGGGCAACCTCCGAGTGGTGTCCAGAAAGACCAACCGCAAGAAAGGCTCAAAGTAAACTTTGGCGGGAATTGGATGCTGTGTTGCGAAGAGGTCTGTGCGCGGTTCAAACTCGCATCACCTTGAGTGACCACGATCCTTTCGATCTCGAAGAGCAAGACACCCGCGATGACATTCGTCGCGTGGCTTCCAAGCTATCTGGCGAGACCGACGATGCGGACTTCGTGTGGCTCATGTCTGGTCCCAGAGGGCGGCGTATCGTGCGCCGTCTTCTAGGTCGAGCTGGAGTCTTCAGAACGTCCTTCCACCCAAACACCATGGAAATGTCCAGGCAAGAGGGTGCGAAGCAAACGGGCTATTGGATCCTGTCTCAGATCGACCGGCTTTGTCCGGGGGAATACACCACGATGATGCAGGAGCATAAAGATGGAAGAGCCGTTGCTGGCAACCGAAGCGAATCCCACAACTGAGGGGCAGACGGCAGAGACCAACGACAACTCGTTGTTGTCCGAGGAAACGACGCAGCAGGTCGAGACAAAGGAGCAAGGTGCCCCTGAGTCTTACGATTTCAAAACGCCCGAGGAACTACCCGAGGGAGCAGAGATCGATGGTCAGATTCTCACTGCTTATAGTGAGGCTGCCAAAGAAGCAAACCTGCCGCAAGACAAGGCGCAAGGCGTTCTCGATAAGGTCATGACCGCTATGCACAAGCATGGCCTTGAAGCAGCAGAGACTCAGCGAAACGAGTGGGCCGATCAGGCTCGCAAGGATCCTGAGTATGGAGGCAAACAGCTCGACGAGAATCTTGGCATTGCCAAGAAGGCTCTTGAGAAGTTTGGCTCAGAACCCTTGCAAGACTTACTCGAAGGCCCGCAAGGTCTTGGCAATCACCCGGAGCTAATCCGGTTCATGGTCAAGGTTGGAAAGGCAATCGGTGAGGATGGATACGTGGGTAGCAACCAAGGTAAATCTGTTGACCTTGATGACGTTGCCACCCAAGCACGAAGGCTCTACCCGAGCAGCAACACTTAACCTAGAAACTTAAAATGGCAAACCTGACTCTACTTGACTGGGCAAAGCGAACTGACCCAGATGGCTCCGCGCCAATCATTGCAAATCTTCTCTCGCAAACGAACGAGATCCTTCAAGACGCGACCTACGTGCAGGGCAACCTGCCAACCGGCCACCGCGTAACGATCTCGACCGGTCTTCCGACCGTTTACTACCGCGCTCTGAATGAAGGTATTCCGACTAGCAAAGCCACCACGGCTCAGGTCGATGAATCCTGCGCGATTCTTGAGGCTCGCTCTGAGGTCGATATCGACCTAGCTATGCTTAACGGCAACAGTGCTGAGTTCCGCATGGGCGAAGCCCGTATGTTCATCGAGGCGATGAACCAGAAGATGGCAAGTGCCATGTTCTATGGCAACCCGGCTGACGATGCGAAGGAGTTCCTTGGCCTTGCACCGCGCTACTCGTCCCTGACCGGGGCTGGCAACTCAACAAACGTCCTTTCTGCGGGTGGTGCTGATGCCAACGAGCAGACTTCGGTATGGCTTTGCTGCTGGAGCGACCAGTCGGTCTTCTGCCCCTTCCCCAAGGGATCCAACGCAGGACTGCTTCAGGAAGACCTGGGCCGTCAAACTTCGTTTGATGCAGGCGGCACTGGCAAGCGCATGGAAGTAATGGCCGAGCGATTCCAATGGAAGAGCGGTCTTGTCGTGAAGGATTGGCGTTACGCGGTGCGGATTGCAAACATTGGCACAACCGCCGATGACACTAACGCAATTGTTGACCTTGGCGGCACCATGGCGGCAAGCAACACGGAAAACATCTTGCACCAGATGATGAAGGCTGTGGCTCGCATTCCAAACCTTAGCATGGGGCGTTGCGTGTTCTACATGAACCGCACAGTCTTTGCTGGCTTGATGCGAACAGCTCTTGAAAAGAGCAGTTCTGTTCTTTCGATCCAAGACGCGGCGCAGCAATTCGGCAAGCCCGGATCGATGCTGTCGTTCATGGGTATTCCGATCCGTCAATGTGACGCGATCCTCAACACTGAAGGCGTAATTTCTTAAGGAGTAATCTGAAATGACTTACACAGATAACGAGCTTACTCTCTCTACCGCGCAGGCTATTACGAGTGGAGCTACAATCGCTTCTGAAGAGAGCATCGACTTAACGACAAGCCCAGATATGGGGAATGGCCGAGGATTTGCGGCTCAAATCTCAGCGACTACTGTCCCTGCTGGCAACAGTGTTGCCACTGTAACTTTTGACCTTGTCACTTCGGCGGCAACAGGACTTGGCACTCCGAGAGTTATCGGCTCTTCTGGTCCTATCCCCGTTGCAGATTTGACAGCAACAAGTCCTCCGATTGTGGTGCGGCCCAACCCTGCTAATCAAGCACTGCCGGTAGATGGGGTCACAGAACGCTACCTTGGCATCGTCTACACTCCAGATGCCAGCCCGACTTCGGGCAATTTTTCTGCGACTCTCGTTTTGGACCCTGCTCCTAGAGTTAGCTATTACCCGGCTGGCTCTGTGATCGCCTAGTCAACTAGCGGCTAGCTTCGGCTAGCCGCGCAACACAAGGTTTTTCCTATGATCTATGACTTTGCAACCGAGGTCACCGCATCGGCTCCACTCACTACAAGTCACGTAGCATTTTCTGCTGGCGTCGATGTAACTGACGGCTCTGACGGTGTTCCTTTTTGGGTTGGATCAGGCCAGCCGCTCTACATGCAGTTTGAAGTCACTACGGCGTTTACCGTTGGCGGTGGCGCGCCTCTAGCGCAATTCGGTATTGGCTTTGACTTAAACTCAACATTAGGGGCGACCACGCTTGTTCTCGGCATGACCGGAGGCTCCATCGCAACTAAAATTGGATATGAAGCATCCGAGCTAACTGTAGGTGAAAAGTTTCACTTAGCCATTCCTCCGTTTGATGAGGTAATGGAAGACACTCGGACTATTTGGCCTCACGACATTGACGCGACAGATTTGAGCACGTTTCGCACCATGAAATACATGGGCATCGTAATTCAGAACCCTATGGATGTCAGCTCAACCAACCGGTTCGGTGCTGGCGCAGTCAAAGCTCGTATTGTGACCCAGGCATCGCTTGGCACTGCGGCTCTGTCAAACCTTTACCCCTCTAGAATGACGGTGAGCTGATGCTTGTCCGAGTCATCCAAAAATGCTTCGTGAACAATGTGCTTCGCGAAGCGGGGGTCGAGTTTGAATACGACGGAGAGATCAACCCTAACGTGATGATCTCTTTGGAAGACGAAGCTCCGGTTAATAAGCCGGTTGCTAAGGTTGCCAAGAAGGCGGCTAAAAAGACTGAGAAGATAGCCACCAAGAAGGACTAACTATGCTGAAGCACGCTGCGGATCTCTCCGATTCTCACGAGTATTTTATCGTATGGGTCGGAGAGGCCGGTGCGCGGCCTTGGGGAACAAAAGCTGAAGGCTACGAGCTGTTCCCTGAGTTTGATAATGCGTCAGATGGTTTAGACCTCACTAGCGTAACAGTCCCGTCTTCATCCAGCGCAACAGCGACTACGACGGTTACTGCCACGCCGTCGATAAGCATTAAGGCCAACGAGTTCGCCAATGCGACGATTCGCTTGGGAACAACGGCATCGCCGATTGCTGGCTATGGCGTGATACAATCACACGGAGAGATCTCAGCCGCTGCATCGGGGGATCTAAGTGTTAAGTGGACAGTGTCGGCTGCGTCAGGGTCGGGCAAGTCGGGCTACATTGTCCGAGAAAACGCCAAGCGGCGCAGCTACCCACAGGTTCGTGTGCTGACTCCGTTTCAGCCAGTGGAGGCTGGCGACAGCACAACAAACATTGAAGTGTCTTACCCAACCGCCGGTGCGGCGTGGGCCTCTAGCGGTAAATCGCTCACGCTGCCAGCTCCCTACAACGGCACAACCGGCGCGACATCGTTTGAAGACATCGGCTTGCTGCTACCGTTTACGTTCAAGGAAGGGCTAGCCGGATACGGCATTAGCGACAAAGGTGACTCGGCTGGAAGCACTACTCACGCAATTAGCGAAGTAGCTAGCAGCGGCACGGTGTTCACGTTTGCCAACGCAATCACTCAGCACGTCCTTGTGGGCGGCTACGTCATCGTGGATTGGGAGACCGGCGGGGCGACTAAGCGAAGCTGGGCACCTATCACAGCGATGGCC